CGACTTTGGCCATGAAGCGTTCAATCGGCGGGATACGGTAGTACTGCCGCTTCCGGATAGCTGAATTTACACCTAATTCCAGCATTAATACTCCGCTAAGTCATTAAAATTCGAGGACGATATCGCCGGGATTGGCGGTCGGATCAGCTCCAGCAGCTTGGATGTAGATCTGACCGCCCGTCATCGAGGCGTTGTTGTAATAGGGGTGGACGCCCTTGCCCGACCGGATGATATTGCCGGTCATCGTTCCGCCAGCAGTGGGCAGAACGGCAAGGCTCGAAGCTGCATTGGCCGCTGTGGTTGCCGCGGTCCCGCCGTTGGCGATCGGCAGCGCTGAAGAGGCCGCGAGGAAGCTGTTCAGGCTGGAATCGATCGTCGTCGTTGCAACGGTGATCAGCTTGTCATCGACCGTTGCCTTGGTGACACCGTTTTCGTCGGTGAGAACCCATTTGATCGTCTGGTTCTCTTCGATCCAGATATCGTCAAAGCGGCCATTGGCATCGGAAACGACCGGGTTGGCGTTGGCCGATCCCGCAGTGCGCGCGTTGTAGGTCGTGATGCGGGTTGTCGTTCCACCGGTATAGAAGTTGAGCTTCCAGCCGACGCCGATGGCGGCACCGGAAGTCATCACACTATAAATTCCGGGATCGAAGAGCTGGCGCGCCAAGACGTGCATCCTGTGTCAGGATGAGGAAGTGTCTTGGCGGCGGCGCGGTCCTCGTGGCGCGCGAGCAGGGCTCTGCCGCAAGAAACGTCTTACCAAATGGCAGTGATTAAGGCTATACCCTCTGTTCGATGGTCGCAGCGTTTCTTCTGGTCATCACATCGCCTCACGGCGACATGACGACATTGCCCTACAGGACTCAGGCTCAATGCGTCTCGGCAAAGGCTGAAATCGACAAACAACAGCGGGAAAATCTTGAGGAAAAGCGCCGCCGCGCCGAAAGCTTCGGCTCCAGGCTCCTCTTGCCGTCACCCATGACTACGGCGTTTTGCGTGCGGCGATGAGGCTATCTCTAGCCCTCAACCTTTTGATCCTCATTGCGATATTTGCCCCGCGACACTGGCTTACGAGCTGTCGCCTACTGCTGTTGTGTTTCCTGATCGGGATTGGATGACGCCGCGACCTTGGGCACGAGATTGTCATTGACCCCAACCAAGCTTCTCTGAAGCGCCGCCAGAGGCTCGCTCAATTCAGGATTGGTTGCCGCGAGTTTGGGCAGCATACCGATACGAGCCGATGCCGCGGCACCATTGCCGTTCGCGACCGCGCGAGAATATCCGCTTGCCCAGTTCACGAATTTTGGGCTGGTCCACAGCCGAGCCATGAGGTTGTTCGCAATCCCGCCGCCAATGAGCGGCAGAAGCGCCATCGGATGCGAGACGGCCGCCACACCGCCAGCAGCAACAAGGCCAGATCCAATCATCGTCGGGGTCGTGTTTGACGTATTCGTCATGCCCTTCACGCGCGAAAGCTGCTGACTGACGCCCACAAAGCCATCGAGTGCCTTGCGCAGTTCCGGCTTGAACAGCAGGCGCCTCGCCGGCTCGGCCATATCCGAGTACCAGTTGACGAACGTTTGCGGATTGAACGCCCGCCCCTCGCTGTTTGCGGGTTGGCCGCCAAGCCGGATCAGGGTCGAAGCGATTTCATCCCAGGCACCGCTCTTGACGGTAGAAGCCTTGATTTCAGCCAAGGTTTTCAGGTCTCCAGTCGATTTGCCGCCTTTGGTCATCGCCTGGATTGCGGCAGATGCCGATTCTGGCGTTTGCTGTGAGGTTGGGCCAAGAATGCGGGTCAGGGCACCTTCAATGCGCTGCTCTTTGGCGCGGTAAAGATTGTTCGCGCGTTCAAACGCCCTTAGCGCTTTAGGGCCCTGAGCTTGGGCCGTGGCTCGCATATCCTCAGAGAGAGCGCCATACAGCGCATTGAGTTGCGATTTGTATGGGCTATCTCCTCCAAGCCGTTGCTCTCCCAAATCTTCCCCGATGATCGAGCGGAAGTGTTTCAAATCTTCCCAGCTAAGTTTTCCACCTTTTTCTAACCTTTCAGCTGGAACACCAAGAAAACGCTCAAGGCCGGCGGTTGGGCCAGATTTCTCAACTTCAACGATATCAGGCGTGAGCGCTCCGAGATATGTCTTAAGCCTAGAATTTTCGAACAATTGCTTCATCTTAACATTGCTCTGAAAAATATTGAGCATATCCTTCAGTTTTGCCCGTGTAGAATCTAATGTTGCTCCCGCTTTAGGATTGATTGGAATGGCATCATAAGCCTTGGTCGCTACCTGATCAGCGCGTCCCATCCATTCCTTCGCGCCCCGCTGAAGCTCGGTTCCGGCCTCATTGAAGGTTCTCGACGAGCCAAACTGGTCCGCGACATTCGTCATCGCGGAACGGGCTTGTCCGGACACCGCCGAATTGACATCCTCCATCACGCCAGCCGAGCCGGGGAGATTGTTGAACCCCTGCTCGATTACGCGGGCCGAGCGACCCCCTGCCATTGCAGGAGTCACCTGGTCGAAGCCATTGGCCTTGAACTGCGCCACACGCTCAGCAGGAGACATCGCATCCATCGGCTGATTGAGCTCGCCCGTCACAGGATCGACCAGTTCAGGGACCGCAGTGGCCCCGCGACCTCCCATCAATCGGCCGCCGACCTGAATGCCCTTCGGTATCGCATAGCCGACAGCACCGCCAGCAGCTGCGCCCGTCATTGTGTTGGCCACACGCTGAGTGAGAGACGTAGAGGAATCCCCCTGCATCGCTCCTGCGAAACCCCCGTAGGCGGCACCAACTTTCGCCAGAGCAGCCGGAGTGCGAGCCTCGCCGACCGGAAGCAGGAATGAACCGCCCAATTGACCGAGACCGTAAGCCAGACGGTGGTCTCCGCTCAACTGGTCCAGATAACCGCGGTTGGCGTCGAGATTGATATTGTACCGGTCGCTGAGAGAACCTTTTCCGCCAAGGGACTCGGCGACACCGGACATGGCCGCACCAACACGAGGGCCAATTTGAAGAGGGTCCGCGGCGCCGACCAACGCGGCTGCGGACGTGCTATCATTGCCATTCTTCAGCTTCTCGTCGATCTTGGCCTGAACCTCTGGATCGACCGGACGCTCTACTCCAAACTTCTGTCCGGCCTTTGCGGCCTCGATCGCTTTGCGGGTCTGCGGATCACGCCAGTTGATCTGGAAATTCGCCCCGTTCTGCTGATTGAACTGCTCGACCCATGAGTTCACGTCATCCTGGGTTTTCAGCTGCTTTGAGGAAAGCGCTTCGGAAAGCCCTTGCTGGAAACGCTGGGCGCGGGTCGTATTGGGCGCTTCGTCCTTGAACTGGACCTCAGTTCCAGGAGTGCCGAATTGATCGCCGAAACGCCCTGCTGACGGTTGAGACGTATCCGGCTGATTGAGCGCATTAGGATCGTGCGGAGTGCCGCCGTGGGTCTCAATATACTGCTTTTCCAGCGGCTGCATCGTTGACCCAAGATGGGGACCAACGATTTCAACAGGATCAAAGCCGTTGCGCTTAGCCAGATCTTCGTACTGCGCGCGCTGTTGATTATAGGAGTTGTTGATGACGGCGGTATTGTGACGCATCGTCTCAATCAGGCCTTGGCGCACCTCGGGCGGAAGTCCATTGCCTTCAAGATAAGAGCGATATTTCTGTTGGAGTTGCTGATAGAGAGAGGCGGTCTGCTTCGCCATGTCCTGTTCGCTCTCACGAACGACAGAGTTGGGATCCATAACGGTCGCGAAGGCATAGAGAACGTCAAGGTCGCCCTGGGGTCCTGGAGGAGCGTTCAGGGCACTTCCCAACTTCTGAACCACAGTCTGGTAATTCTTAGTCAGCGGAAGGGCGTTATATTCCTGCCGCAGGCCCTGGTTCTGGTTGAACCGCTGGTTTTGCATCCCAGCCTGACCCTGCGTGAGATTCAGGCGCTTGTTCTCATTGCTGAGAACCTCCCCTTCGGCCTGTACTGGGGTCTGCGGACCAGGCTGACGCTGGATAAGAGGCGTAGCTGGCGCACTCGCCGGATGATCGTCGAGCACGAAACCCTGAGGCAGCTGGATCGAGGAGGGATTGGTTGCCATTATCTCAGCCGTTCCAGATTGCTTCTGACGTAATCTTGCGTCTCACGCGGAACATGGGAGAACCAATCATCTCCATAGAGCTCCAGCACGTTGTCGAGTCCGGTCGGTCCCATGTTGTAGGCCGCCCACATCTTGGCGAGGTCACCGCCATATTTGCGCTGCATCGCGGCCCGATAATCGCGGCCAACGCGATTGAACTCTCCGGGAGAAGCATCTCTCGCAGGAGCAACGCCGAAGCCTGGATCGCCTGCCGTTCCCGGCATGACCTGCATGGCGAACCGTGCGCCTTTTGAGGATGTGACGGGGCGGCCCGCAGCCGTGAAGTCGCGGTTGCCGCTTTCGCCTTGGGCCGTAACGCGATCAAGGAAACCCGCCAGACGCGCCGGGCGTCTGACCTCCGATCGGTTGCCATGTTTTGCCGCCGTCAAGCGATTGGATCTTCTCGCCAGTTTTCGGGTTGGTCGCCGTCATCGCCTTGGGCATGGTGCTCATTCCCGGTGGACGATTGTATACGTCGCCACCGACTTCGACGGTTGGACTCTCGTAGACCGTTTTCTGTGTGCCGTCCGGATTGGTCGCGACCAGACTTCCACCCTGCGTGACGGCGTGAATATCCGGCTGAACGAACTTCGCCAGCCGCTCGACATCGAACGATTGAGCGATGATCTGGTTGAGGTTCTGGTCTGACGGGTCGAATCCCGCAACTTGATCCGGCTGAAGGCCGAGCTGCTGGAGCATCGGCGCGTCTCTCTGGATCGCGGCCTTGCGCTGCTCATAGGGAAGCATCTTGTAGCCGGTCGCGTGCTGCGCGAGCTGAAGGTTGGTCTGTGCCGCCTGCTGAAGCTGCGCCTTGTCCATCTTGGAGAAGGTGTCCATGACGTTGACTGCGGCTTGCGGATCAATCGCCATCAGATTGGCGAACAGCTTTTCCCGATCAGCCGCTGTAGGGCCGCGCGGAGCCGCCACAGGCGCATTCTGGACGCTCTGGCCTACCGGTGCCGCAGAAGCCGCGGTCGGCGCTCCTGACGCATTTGGCGAAGCCTGAGAGCCGCCGCCGTAGTAGGCTGCGATGGCCTTTTTGACGCCCTCTTCTTCCTGGGTCTGCTTGTCCAGCCGCTCAAGCTGCTTCTGCGCGACCATCATCGAAATGCGGTTCTGCTGAGCCTGCTGGTAGGCACCGATGATCCCCGGCGCGTCGAATTGGGTGATCCCGTAGGGTCCGGCTTGTGGCACCTTACCCTCCCAGCTGGTTGCGCATGAGATAGGCGCTCATGACATTGTTGAGACCGGAATTAATCGCGCTTCCAGTATTGGCGTAGCTCGATGCCCTGGCATTGCCGCTGGCGATCAGGTTGTTCGAGATGGTGCTCGCGGCATTCTGTCCTGCCGCTACCGTAGTGTTGGTCGCGGCTTGGCCCACTCCCGCCATCTGCTGAAGCCGCGATGCCCACGCATCATATTCGCTCGCGGCCAACCCTTCGCCGTAGCGCTGCTCGGCCTTGATCGTCGCGCCGGAGCCGAGTTGTCCACGAGCCGCGGCACCGCGGTCAATTGCCTTCAGCCCCTCATTCAGGCGGAACTGATATCCAGGCGATGTGAAGAAGCCGCCATAAGCATCGCTATTCACCGTACCGTCCGGATTCGTCGGGCCGCCTTGAACCGTTGTGGTGCCGTTGAGGCCATAAGCGGCGCTGAGCTTGGACAGCGCCGAAGCCCCAGCCGCTCGCCAAGGAGCGAGATCAACTCGGTCCTGGTCGTACTGGCGTTGCTGCTCGGCAATAGAGGCGTCAGCGGCGTGCTTCTGCGCCTTCGCGGCCTTGTTCCCGGCGACGATCGATGCACCTGCACCGACCACCGCCGCGCCGGCTATGGCTACTGCGGGTGGGATAGGACACCTCCCATGCTTATGCTTTCACCTTCATGTCACGGCGGATTTCAAACCATTCGCACAAGGGGCCGCCTGGCTCGCGCGGCCTGATCCCGTCAGAGCGGAGACCGATCATCCTCGTGAACAGGCGAGCGGCTCGATCCTCGACGGGAATGCGGCCGAACACGACCAAAGCCCCAAGCTCTCCAAATGCAAAGCGGAGGCCAGCACGGGCGGCGTGAAGCGCTTCCCTGCCCCTCCCTCGGTCAAGAAACGCCATGTGCGCCTCCAGAACGGAAGAGGTGATCGGCTCAAGGAAAAAGAAGCCGTTTTTCGAGACGAGCGTATGCGTCCGCGCCATATAGTCGCGCACGTCCATTCCGGTGATGCCCGCGACGAACGGTGCATCCTCTGGCGTGGCAATGCGGATCAGCGTGTCTGACACTTGCGCTCCAGCTTGACTCGATTGCCTTGGCTGGAGCTGAAGGCGGCCCGGCTAGCCGCCACCGTGAAAACGGCGCGCAGTTCATATACCACGCACATTGGCGGGCGGCAATTACCGTATGATGTAAGTGAAGGTGAACCAGAAGCCCGTATTGGCAGTGCTGCTGACGCTCACGCGGAACAGCGCATCATCATTGGCCGTGCGCCCTTTTACGGCCCCCCCGACCGTGCCGAGATCATCTGCGAATGCCCCGCCCAAATCTCCCGAGTTGGTGAGATCGCTCGCGATTGGAAGGCTCATCAGCCATAGGGTATCTCCGGCAGCGGTGGGGTCGATGTCCACTCTCCCGGCAACCGTCACGACATTGCCCACCCTCATGTAGACACACTCGTAAGCCGTCGAGGCAGCGACGTTCGTAGAACCGGTCACGGTCGGCGTATAGGTGCTCGAAAGAACATTGGACGCCGTAATGGTGCTGCTGAAGGTCTGCGCCGAGCTCCATGTGTTTGCGCCGTCAAGCAATGGGACGGTGTTGCCACTGGTGCCAGTGTTCTTGGTTGCTGCGGTGCCTAGGGATGATCCGAGCGTTCCTGACGAAAAACCCAGATTCCCGCCGATGGTGACGGCGGTCCATGTGTCCGCTGCCGAACGGTAGTAAATCGTATTAGTGCCAGACAACGCTTCCAGAGCGGCCAAATCATTCGCCAAAGCGAGTGTTGGATTTCCTGAAACTCCGTCGCCATTGGAAACCGTGATCCCCGACGCCGGAGCTGTAAGGGTGCGGAAGGAATACGCCCCAGATCCCGTGCGAGCGATAATCCCATTCGAAGAAAAGCCGGAAATATTGTCGAGCAAGGTCCCCGACGCCGCGCCGCCACCAGTGCCGCCCCGAGCGACCGCAAGCGTTCCTGCCGTCAGGTCGCTCGCCGATCCACTGGTGGCAATCGCCGCAAGGCCGGACACGTCTGAAGCGGTGATGGCCAGTGCGGTCTTGGCTTGGGCGGCGGTTCCGTCAATCGGATCGCCGGTTCCAGCCCCGGCTGCGCGCATCTTGAACGTCGCCTGGACCATGTTGGCGAGCTTGGCATTGGTGATGCTGTCGTTGTCTACGGTCCAGACGGTGCCCGATCCGGAGATCGTGATGTCGCCCTTGTCGCCATCGCTGACCGTTGCTTCGGTCGCGTTGGCGTTGCGCTCGAATCCCGCAAGGAACCTGTACCATTCAGGCTGGATCAACCCGCGATTGTCGATCAGCGGCTTGTTGGGAGGGGGAATCACCGAATGTCTGCGTGGTAACCGATCACGCACCTTCTGACGCTATCGGGGAACTGGAACCTCAGCTGAAGCTGGCGAAACTCGACGTTCACCCGCCACACCGCCCTGACTGTGTAGTCGCCCTGCGAGCCCATCGACCGCCACATCTCATTCGACCATGAGCGGCCGCCGTTTTTGGAATAGGTGAGAATGGCCTGGGGATCAGTGACAGTCAGCGTCCCGACGCCGGTTTCCATGAAGGTTTCCAGCGAATAGAGCGTCTGCCGGTTCACCCCGTCGCCAACTGGTGGAAGCTCGACCGTGACCGGAATTGTGGTGCCGTTTTCGGTGTAGGTATCGAGGTCATATTCGTAGATCTTGCCGGTCTGGTTGTCGCCGACGAGCTGCTTGCCATAGGCATAGATGCTGCACCCGATCCGGTAATAATCCAGTCCGAAGCTCTCGCGCTCGGCCCACGCCGAAGTCGCGACATCATAGGCCCATGTTCCTACGTCCGTGTTCAGGACGTAGAATTTGTGGCCCTCCAGCGTGTAGGTGAAGGCCCTGAACCAACTCGCATCGGCCAGTGTCCGTTCAACTGCGTGCGTGGAAATTCTGAGCGGGGCATAGCCGTCCAGCCGATAGGCGATCCGGTCATCGCCGACGAACAATAAGGCATTGTCGAGCTTGGCGATCGAATCCCGATCGATGCACCCGCGCTCGATAAAAGCGTTACCCTGCCGCTCGAACGGGAAGTCGGCGGCCCCGGTGTTCACCCATATTTCGGTTGAGGGAACGCTTCCCGTCGATCCTCCGAACAGGACCAGTTCACGGTGATCGTTGATAACGCCGGTCAGATTGTCGGGAGAGCCTTCGACCGTAGCTACGTCCAGCGGATCATAGGTGAGGCCGTCATTCAGCCCCGAGATGATGAACTGGTCGGAATTGGCGATCAGCCAGACGAAATAGCCATCGATGCAGGTGACATCGGATACGATCGGGAGATTGATCGGATTCGACAGCACGCTCCCCGACAGAACATATCCTGTCGTTCCGCCATTGTGGATCGCGATTTCCAGCCCGTTGTCCGCCATCCGCACCGGATTTGACCCGGTGATCGTCCCGAGGTTGGTTGTGGCGGCCGCGGAATCAATTCCGTAGAGCGTGGTTCCGATGACCGCATAGAGTGTGGTTCCGAGCCGATGCATCCCGCGCACCGGAAGGTCCTGAACATTGGCGAAAATGATCGTTCCAGGGATCGCCTGGATTGAGAACAGTTCGGCCTTGTCGCCTTCGGATTGCTCGGCAAAGGCATTGATAAGCCGAGCGCCACCCCACGGACCCGAGCGGCCCTTTGAGGATTGCAGTGCCGGCTTCAGCGCCGCGTCCATCAGCCGAAGTCCGGTTCGGGCTGCATGTATATTGAAGCCGATTCCGTATCCCAATAATCAAGGATCTGTTTCGCCTCGATCGCCTTGCGTTCGATCTTGGCCGCCAGCCGCGGATCGTTGACCGGATATTCGGTCTCCAAATCATCGGAGAGCATCCAGATGACCGGATCAAGCCACTCCTGCGGCATGTCCAGGTCGTCGGTAGAGGCGTCCATGTCGTCGATGCGGCGAAGGTAGGTATATTCGAGGGTGTAATCCGAGGCCGCGTTGGTATCCGGTGCGGGCCAGACGTAGAGTACCCCGTTGTCCCTCTGGGAATCGAAGTAGAAGCTCACCGGGATTGAGGGTGATGCGGTCTTGTTTGGGAGGTCGAAATACTCCTGACGGCTCAGCTCATTGAGCGGAACATCATATCCGCTGGAATTGCGCCGCCTCACCGATGGAATGCGCATCGGGAACGGGCTGGACAGCGTGTAGCTTGCCTGACTGGCGACCAGGGCCAGAGACGCCTCACTGCGCAACGACAGGCGGTCGGACGTGCCGAGCTTGGACTTGAGGATCAGATTCAGGCTCGAAAGACCATCCTGGTACATGCGCGGAGAGACGGCCTCTCCCTCGGATGCCTTCCCGAGACGGTGGAACGCCTTCTCGATGATCTGGTTGGCGTTGAGGCTGAAATTGGTCGATCCGCTGACGCTCACAGGCCCTCTCCGTTCAGATGACCTTCGCCCATCATCGCGGAGCCATCAGCATTGATGATTGGCGTAAGACTGTCTTCCCAGACGATATTGAGGGCGAGGAATGTGTCGGTCGGCTCGGGGCGGGCGTGGTCGAGCGCGGGCTGCTCGGTTCTGGCGCGGAGGAAGTCCTGCGGGTTGCGCTTATCGACGAAGCGGCGATCAACGAACTCGCCGTCCCACTGCTTGACCAGATTACGATAGGGAACCTTGAACCCGGATGCCGGGTCGATGGATTGTGGTTCTGGGCGTCGGCGCATCAGCCATCCACTCTTTCCCAACCATTGCGCTCGATTGCGGCCTTCAGCTTGGAATCGTTACGGGCTTCATCGAGCGTCATTTTCTTCAAGATTTCACCGGCAGGGGACAGGACCTCGTAATGCTCCCCGTTCACCCTGCCGGTAATGCGCTGGCTCATTGAAGTTCCTTGGGGAGCGAAAAGCCATTCGCCTTGAGGACTTCGACAATCGCGTCGATGCGCTTGCCGTGATCGTCCTGCTTGGGCTCTTCTTTCTTCTTCTCAGCCATGTTCAGTCTCCTTAGGAGTCAGCGGTCGGGATCAGGAACCCAGACGCGCCGACCGCGCCGGTGACGCGGTTCTCGAAGGCGCCGAGGCCCACGGTCGTGGTGAACAGCTTGTCCGACGAGGTGGTCAGTGTCTGGACCTGGTTCCAGGTGACAAAGCCGGTCGAGGTCGTTCCGCCGACGTTGATCAGCGAACCGTTGGCCGTGGTGGTGTTCTTCCGGTAACCGATGTTGCTGTCGGCAATGAAGTTGGTGAGGACGCCGGCCGTCACGGTGATCAGGATCGCCGCATCCACGGTCGTCACCATGTTGATCTTGTTGCGGGCGAGCGTGCAGGCGTCGATATCATTCGCCGTCAGCACGAATGAATTGACCGAAGTCGTGCCGAGGCTGTTCCACACGCTGTCCGTGATGGTGAGGCCGTCAACGGTGTTCGCTGCACCCGTCGACTTCACGATATTGAGGAAGTTGAGAACGCCAGACGTGTCGGCGAAGAAGCAGTTCTGGACCGTGAACCACTTGGCGGTCGTCAGCGTGAAGCACGCCGCGATCGACAGGAAGTTGCCGAAGAACTGGCAGTTGTAGAAGCTGATGTTGTCGGCAGAGACGTTGATCGTCGCGGTGTTCGCCGTGTCGATCGTGAACTTGGGCCGCTTGTTGCCCGCGCCGAGGCCGATGATCGCGACACCCGCGACCGAAAGCGTCAGAGCCGTCGAGCTGGAAATGGTTTCCGCGTGTCCCGGCTTGACCATCAGAATGTCGCCGCGCGCCGCGCCGCCGTCAGCGGAGATCGCCGTCATGGCACCGGAGAGCGTCGAGAAGGGCGCATTGAACGTGCCGCGGTTGCTGTCGGAGCCGCCGCGATCGCCACGCTGAAGCGTGGACGCATTGGAGAGCCACCAGACCTTGCCTGGGTTGGCGACAACTAGAGGAACGCCGCGAATGGCGACGCCCTGCGCAAAACCATTGGGAAAATTCGATACAGCGCCCATCAGTCAAACTCCCGAAATGTTCGGTTCGCGAACGTCTATGACGTTCAGGAGCGGCTTGACTGATGATGCCCGGCGCCAATTGGGCGGAATGCTTATGCCCCGAAACGGGACCGAAAGCAAGCGAGCGGCTGTTTACTTTGCGTTCATTTGCACATAGTCGTTTTCGGCTTGCATTAGACAGGGGCAAGACATGCTGATGCGCACCACTGAAGTCGATTATCAGGCTCGCTACCTCGATCTTCTCAAGAGCAGCCTATGTGCGTCACTATACGATGAGAGCGCATGGCGACGCATCACAGGTCCGATGAAGCAGGAAGTCAGCGGCCTGGGCCATCTGAAGCGCATCCTGCTTCGCGGGATCGTCAATGGTGCGGCAAAGCATGGCGTCGTTCTCATTCGCCCGTTCAAGTTCAATCCCGAGTTGCGGCAAAAGGGGATCGACTGGCCGCTATTCGGCTTCACCATGACAGGCAGGAACCGGCTCGACACATTGCAGCAGTGCATCGAAACAGTGCTTACAGAAGACGTTCCCGGAGACATCGTGGAAACCGGCGTCTGGCGCGGTGGAAGCATGATCCTCGCTGCGGCACTCACCAGCGATCGGCGCATTTGGTGTTGCGATAGCTTCGAAGGGATGCCTATTCCCACCGTAGGCGGCGAGACGTTCAGCGGCACCGAGGACTTCAGCGACCTTGATTATCTCGCCGTGAGCCTAGAGCAGGTGCAAGAGAATTTCCAACGTTACGGATTGCTGAGCGACCGCATCCAGTTCCTGAAGGGCTGGTTCTCCGACACGCTACCGAAGGCGCCAATCAAACAGATCGCACTCCTTCGTCTGGATGGCGATCTGTACGAAAGCACGCGAGACGCGCTTGAGCCATTGTATCCCAAGGTCAGCAAGGGCGGCTTCGTCATTGTAGACGATTACAATAGCTGGGACGGATGCAAGAAGGCGGTCACAGAGTACCGCGAGCAGCACGGCATCACGGCGCCACTAATCCCGATCGATAATGCCGCTGTCTACTGGCGCGTCTAGTTGTGAACCGTCACCGGTCCTTTGTGGCCAGAGGTAATGTCGGTCAGCGAGAAGCTGTCCACCTGACCGTTAAATCCAGCCCCGGAAGTATCGGCAACTCCGATCAGCGCGAACTTCCCATCGGCAGCAGCGATAATCTCGCCGCTGAACGTACCGTTTGAACTGATCGGCGGACCCATTCCGGCTTTGGCCGTGGGTTCATAGCGCGCAACGTTAAGTGGATGGCCATCAGGTGCGCCATCAGCCTGTGCGCTGGTCGCGATTGTCCCGCCGCCATTGATCGCTGTACCGTTGCCCAAATCGCCGCTGGAGCAGCTATTGAGCGGTCGCCAGCAGGTCAGGTTGATTTGCGTGAGAGAAGAAGGCGACCAGGCCATCATATAGTCTGTGTGGAATGTCATGCCTGGATCGGTGGCGGCCGCGGCAACCATTTCATCGGATGACAATCGCCATTTACCGGCGGCGAAATTGGCGTCGATCTCATAGTAGAACTGGATCTCGATAGACGGGATCATGTTTGGATGGGCATTGTCGCACTTGTTCCATCCAGCAGGGGTTGCGATTAGCGGGTACGCCATGTGCGACTTGTGATCTGAGCTGTCGAGGTTCGTTCCGTCCCAGCACGTCGGGAAGTTGGCGAAGATGCCGAGCATTCCGCCAACCGGGCACGGAGCCGAGCCTGAAGCAAACAGGTCCCTCATGTGATAATAAGGACCGTGGATAGTCAGAACGCCGGGGTTAGTACTCCATTCCCAGCATTCGAAATGCAGCACGCCAGGATTGGCGTCGAGCACGCCTCCGGCACCGCCTGTCGCGGATCCCATGATCATTCTCAGGCCCGTGGGCACGTTGACGCAGGCGCCTCCCGTGCCGAGCAGATAGCTCGCATATGAAGGATTGGCGCAGAAGTCGCTCGTATCCGGAAAGGTCTTGTAATAGAGGTTGATCGTGTCCCAATTGACCGAGTTTCCAACACCATCGAGCATGGCCGGCGCCCAATAGGCGGAGCGGTTGATCGGATATAATGGCGTAGTGCTTCCACAGGTGGTCATGCCCATTGTACGGAGGGTCGAGTAGCTTGAACTGGGATTTACGGCTCCGGTATTCCCGAAAAACCGATGAAGGTGAGAGCGTCCCTTGAGGCCGGGGTAAACAACCGGATCGACCGGTGCTTGCGGACCTCCGGAGCAGAACATGCGGAAAGCTGCACGAACCTCACCAGAGCCTGCGTCTCCGCTTCCCTTTGGAGTAACCGCGTGCAACCCGTTAGCGGTTGTGAACGTATCGCTTATAGACGTCAGCGGGGCAGTAAGCGCAGAGAAGGTCGACGTTCCGGTCATCGTCAGACCGACGGCGACTTTCAGAACGCCGGTCGTCCGGTTCGTGACCGTCAGAGTGTATTTGTACTTATGCCCCTCCTTGATCGTGGAGTTCATCTGCATCAGCATCTGCATGGTCGTGGCGCCGTTGCCGTTCGCCTTCGACCCCGAGACGGTCCACAGGTTTGGACTTGAAGGGTCCAGCATCCATGCCGAAGGATTATCAAAGCCCGTGTCGCTATTGTGCTCGGCCGCATAAGCAGCGTTGGCAAAAACGAGCAGGAACAGAAGAAACAGCTTCCTCATGGCGCGGTGAATCCCGATGGAGGAGTGTAGACGAAGGTTCCCGAGGTGAAATGGAAGTCCACGACATTGCCGAACTCGCCCTCAATGGCCGGCTTCAGCGTGGACGTGGTGATCCCGGTAAGCGCCTGACCGCCGCTCACTCCTGGAGTGCCGTTCTGCCAGGTATTATTCTTCGCCACCCACAGTTTCGGGCTCGCGCCCTTGTCCACCGCAAAGCCGATCACGTCGTTGGTCGTGTAGGTAGCGTAATTGTTGCTGCTGGCATTGAAGGTTAGAGGGCCGCCCTTGTCGTAAACCGCGTCATGGACGCCGTCTGACCACCATGCCGTCAGTGTTGCTGAATCGTCCGCGATGCCGATCCTGAGCGTTCCAGTCGCGTTGGTGGGCTTGGCTTCCCAATAGCTGAGTGTCGGGCTGATCGCCCTGTTGCCGCGAACAGTATTCGGTCCGCCGCCGCCGCCATCGTTGAAGGTGAGACCGCCATTCGAAATGACGACATTGGCAGTCTTGTCGCTGCTGCTGAGCACCATCGCCGCAAGGCCATCGGTTTTCGAGATGGTGTTTGACCACGGCGATGTCTTGAGCGTTCCAAGAGGGGTCAGCGCCTCAACCCGCATCTGCTCGTAGAATTGCGATGGTGCCGGATCGCTGTAAGCAGGAGTGGCTTGCGTCCAATCGATCGTCAAAGGAGACTGAAGCATCGTCTCCGTAAGAGTGATCTGTCCATCATAGAGCAGGGTCCCAAACCCGCTGTCAGATGCAATCTGGCGGTGAAGGGTATAGCCCGCATAGGTCTTTGAACCGAGCGCAGCATCCGAAGTGTACGGTGCCGCTCCGGAAGCAGACGTGCGGGTGAGAACAGGAGCGTCAGCTGAAAGATCGATATCAACGACCGCAGAAGTTGCAGACGACGCATTCACCGACGAAGGACCGGCACCGTTGCGAGCCGTCTCCTTGACCGTAATCGTTGAGCCTATGTCCGCATCGCCCGGCGTATAATGATCGTAGATTTCACCTGGAATCGCGGTTGAACCGAGATACCATTGTTCAT